TGAAAGATGATGTCTCTATTTGTCTCGAATTGTCTCGCCGTGTCGCAGGCGGAAGATGGCAGACCCCCTCTCCGCCAACGCCCCAATAACGGCGGGGCTTCCAAGAAGAGAATCAAAAATGTCCACCAAAATGTCCACCACACGACATTGATATCTTTTCTATTCGCTTTTTTCTTTACTTGTGGTTTTCTGCACAGAATTTAATAGCTCTGTCAGCTCGTTCGACAACCTCTTTGTATCTGACTGCCAAGCGGAGACATCTATTACGTTCCCTATCGGTGTTGGTTTTGGACATTCTCTCAATGTCTGCGAGCTGGCTGCGCATCCGGTCAAGCTCATCACGAGAAGCAGACTCAGCAAGCCTAAGCTCAGATAAAGCAACTGCGTCGCTCGTCTGCTTGACTTTGAATTCCTCAATCGTTCTCTCGAGCGCTGATATTTGAGTACGGGCATTTTTGAGTTCCTCCGAGTTCTGGCCAAAGTGGTAGCCGGTTACAGCAGAGAGCGCAGCCAGCAGTAAGCATCCAAAAACTTTTGCAGTAAATCCCATCTGAACCATATATAAATTCCATCGATTAAAAGAAGAAACAAGCCGAAACGCAGAAAACGTTTGAATTTCAAGTCCCTTCTCTTCTTACGTTGTTCCGCTGTCTCACCTTCCTTCCAGTAAGAGTTCTCGATAAAGACGCAAAGGCAAAGGGCCGTCCAGAAGGGTAAAAAGAAACGCACGAACATAGCCTCTTTATCAGTGCCGTACCAAAAGCCTGAAAGGAAAGCCATCTCAGGAGTGGTGCTAATATCCTTCCAGCTCGCGATCAACTCCCAATAAAAGCCAAGAGCAAAAAGCCAAATGGCGGCGTAACCTAAATAGAGCTGTTGTTTGCTCGTCCTGAATTTCATTGCTTGTCTGCTTATATAAATGCCGAACAGAATCCCGGCGACTGCTATAATCGTGTTCATAAAATATCCTTTGCAAATATTTTGAATTCCGCTCTGTGCTACCAACGCAGGGCGGTTTTTAATTTATGAAGCTAATACCCATCTAATCCAAGGGGTTAATCCCATTAGGGCATTCAAAATGATAAGGAGAACGAACGCTCTCTTTTGCCATTTGTAATTCTTGGGACCTTGGTGACCCGATTTCTTTTCAAAGTACTCGCACCTATTCAACGAATAGATGCCGGCAATCCCGGCGATTATGCCAACTGAACCGAGCCCAAATATCCAGATCAGCAAAAAGAACACAAGGCCGATCGCTATAAACGCTAGAGGTACAAGAAAGGTAAAGATAACAGGATGAGCAGAAATCTTTTTAATAAGTTCCATATTTCTTAACTCCTAAAGAAAAGTTCTAATTCACGCATCCTTCTATCTTTCAGCCCTTTCGTAACCACAGGATTGTCCGGGTTGCAATACTTCGGCCACCAGGTGCGCACGTTCTCCCACTCGCCGCGGTTAATCATTCCGAATAACCTGTAGGTCCGGCACTTGGTCAGACCGAAGTTGTAGACGAAACTCATTAGAGCAATGAACTGATTTTCGTTGATGTCTATGTGGATCAGCGTCGCAAGTTCTTCCTGTGTGCGCTGGAGGTCACGATCTAAAAGTTCGTAGGCCTCGCTCCGTGTAATAACGTCACCTTTGTGGACGTTCTGAGCGTGGCCGAATCCGATTGTCCAATGGCCCGTCGGACATCTATAGGCCTCGGCCTTAAAGCCTTCTTGTTCTGCCACAAACTCGGCGGCGATCTCAGGTGGGAACAGCATTAAATTTTGTTTTCTCATTTATGCTCCGCCTCCTCGTGCTTCTTATAGAGTTCGTGAATGAGTTTTGTATTGTTCTGAATGGCCTGCTCGTTAGCCCATATTCCCCGTTTGATATCGTCAAATATCACGTTGCGCTCGCAGTAATACCACCCTAGAAGGAAGCCGAAGCAGATTGCGATGGCGATAGCCGCTGACCTGCATAGGCGTATCGCCCATTCATTTAAAAAGACACTCATGATTTAGCTCCTAGCCTATTGTCTAAAAATTTTTTGATGTAATAAGCGATGATCCTGACGCCAAGGTAGGCAGCCATGAAAGAGATTCCGACTGCGGCCAACTCATTGACGCCGTAGCCTTCGAGGATCCAGAAAACCCCGATAGCAGTCACGCCTCCGGACAATGCCTCCCAGATTGCTTCAAGCGCAGAGAACTCAATCGGTTTCTCCTTGCGTCTTTCTCTCCAGTCGTCAACATACCGAAGTAACCCAGCAATTAAACCGAGGCCGCCAACGCAGGCAATGAGAGTATTTATAAGGTCTGTATGTTTAATCATGCGGATCCCCTATGGGCTCATAGCTCTCCAGCGTTAGACCGAAGAGGAGCCAAAAGACCGCTTGAAATACAGCGAAGTGGTAGGCGAATTCATTCTTGCAAGTAAGAGTTCTTGCCAGCCCTTCTATTTGCGGACACGCCCCTCTGCACATCGGAAGGACTAAACATTTTCTGCACTTTTTCCTTGTGCTCCAAGGCTTGAAGTGTTTGGAAAGATCGACCTTTTCCGGGGATAGAATGGTTCCCACGCAGCCTTCTTCCGTGCAATGATCGTGGCAGGAAAGGAAGTCTCCTTTAAGATTGACAGCCGCATTATTTTCCTGATTCATCATGCATTTGACGGCACGCTCGTCGAGTCTCTTTCTTTTGACTAAGGCTTTCAGCAAACGATCGCATTCACCCGTAAGTGCGGGGAACTTATCCCAGCCTTCCCGGGTTAAAGCCTTAAAGATGTTCTTCTGCAGCGTGAACATCTGCTCATCAGTAAACATCAGCTCTGAGTCCTGAACTCCGACATGCGTCATAACGCCTTCAAAGTTCAAGTGGATATCTCCGAGTTTGACTTTAAAGAAATCGGCAATGGCGTCCACATCGGTGTTAGCGGGAGACAAGACGCAGTTGATTGAGCATGGCAGTTTAGAAAATGCCAGGCGCCACATGTCTACCATCTTCGGGTCGTCCAGAGGGTCGACTCCACGCAAACGGTACCCCTGTCCATCGTGCGAGAACGTCAGACTTATCCCATAAGTTTCACAAAAAGCGATTTTCTCTTCGTCGATTAGCGTGCCGTTGGTAATGATGGCAAAACGAACTTTCGGATAAAGTTTTCGTAGTTCCGGCACTAGCTTTTGCAGTGTTTTCCAATAGACAAAAGGCTCGCCGCCCCAAAGCTCAATGACGCCATGAACTTTAATTCCTGAAGCTCTGAGCTTTTCGATAAATACGGGAACGTCTTTAGGTGAAGACACCCAGCGTTCATTTTCTCTATCGCTTTGAGCGCAGTACCTACAGCTCATGTTGCACTTTAGACCTAACTGGATGCGCAGGTCCCAAAGGTCTTTACTTTTAGAGTTAGAGTAGCCGGGCTTTCCTTCCTGCTCCTTGAGCATGGCATAAGCTTTTAATCTCTCGTCCTCGGCCAGGTCAACGAGCTTTCCGTCCCCGTCGTAGATCTCGTTTAGAACATTGTCATAGACCCAAGTTTTGTTTTTACCCTCGTGGGTTTTGCAGTGTAAGGCGAGCTTCATTGAAATAATTTCTCCATGGCGTGGTAAAGGGCAAATCTTTTCTTTGCGAAGTAGCAATCGGTGTCGTGAGTGTTGGAGGTGTAGCAGCCGCCTCTGCACTCATCTAAAGCTTTGCAGTTTTGACATTCGATGCTGTCGTAGAAACGTCTCGGCGAAAGCTGAGGAACGGCTTTAATCGGAATAACCTTCTTGAAAATATTCCCGGTAATGTTGGATGCGTCGTAATTGTGGTGACAGGCGTAGACGTTCCCATGCAGGTCAATGCTCAGCAGTTCGTCTCGTACGCACATGGGCCCTACACGGGACTTCACTTTGTTTCTATGGTAGAGAAGCTGAGAACACTGCCAAGCGGCCCATGGGTCACCGATACGTGCCATCTCAATGACAGTTTCCAAGTGCTTGCAAAAGGCATCCACGTCCTCTCGTGTCATGTAGTAGTCACTGCGGCACCCGTCATTGGCTCGTAAGAAGTGCACTGCGACTCTCGGATAGCGACCGTATTTTTCCTGCAAGCTGTAGAAGAGGTCTCTGGCACCCCACATATCCGTTTGGTAGTGGTGAATGAGCAATGAAATCGAAAACTCTTTCAATCGAAAAATACGGCTTAACTGCTCGTCGGTAAAGTTACCGTCGTGCCAAGAGACCACGGTAAAAATGTCCGGGTTGGCGTTTGCGTACTCGACGTAATCGTCAGTCAGAGAGCGTCCGTTTGTCGTAACGGTGGACTGTTCAGGGCTGGTACCCTCATTTTTAAGGGTATCATGCAGAGCCTTAATTCTCTCCCAATAGAGCATCGGCTCTCCGCCCCAATAGGCGATCCGCTCTATGCGATCACCCTTAAGGTAATCCGCCAATTTATGTGCGAATTCAACCGGGTCGGCCTTGTGATCTGCAGGTGACTTCTCATTGGTCTGGAGACAGTACCTGCACTTCATGTTGCAGGCGCTCCCGATCAAGAGGTTGACGTACTTAATCATCAGAGACCACCTGAACCGTAGCCTCGGCCCTGGAGGTGTAAAACCGATGGTTAATCTTGATTCGCATCGTTTCACCGGCCTGAAGACCTAAGGCGCAGGCTCGGAAATGTCCCACTCCGTTTGTGACCGCAACGCGCTTATGAGGTGCGTAACCATCAACAGCCTCTACGATGTAGCCGTCCCATGTCACGTCTGTTGCGACTGCGTGAGTCTTACCGTCCTTAAGTGTAAGTGTGAAATCAACCCAGCCATCCGGCGCCACCGTCTCGGAAGAAGGAGTAAGACTGTACTCAAGATTCAGCCACTTGGAGGTGGTCCCGGTCATCACGTCGGCGGCTGTCCAAACTTCACCCAGGTCTTCAAGGTTGGTAATTACAGTCGTGTCTTCCGCGGTCGTAATAGAGCGGGCACATTCTGTCAGGGGCGCATTCGGGTCTCTAACCCAAAGATCAAAGGCCCACATCCCGCCCTCATGCCGAACGTATTCTGCTGTGTTTCGACAGTCGAAGTAGGTCAATGCTCCCTTGATGATTGCATGAAGTCGGTTGTTGTTCAGCCAAGTGACAAAATGAGCTCCGGGAACCCAAAGTTTTTGGAATTCCGGTACTGTTTTATCGATGATAATCTCCGCGAGAATGCAATAGTCTTCGCCATTGATTTGATAAAACCTATTCGCTTTTCCCGTGTAGCCTCTTTCACCAAGTTTCTGAGTTGTGGTCAGCTCTTCAATCGGAGATGCCGATGTATCTTCCGGTACCTCAAAAAAGATTTTTTTGTCCAGTACTCGAAAAGCCGCTCTAGTTTCATCTATTGCGATAGAAAAATGATCGTAAGGTAAGGTGCTTGTTACTACGTGTCGTTTATATCCCATGTCTTATCTCCTGGACCTACATTCCGTCATCCCCGCAGTCGCAGTTTCCGGTATCACAATTCGTATAAATCGGTTTGTTTAGGTTTGAACAGTTCGGCCCGTGGCAGTTGCTTGTGATCGTGCACTTGTTGCACTTAACTTGACCGCACTGAACTTGAGTGCATTGCACTTGGTAGCAATGAACGTTGTTGCATCTAGAGCACTGGGTGCAATAGGTACAATGCGTGCAGTAAGTGCAATGTCCCGTCTTCCAGTTGAGGTCGTTTTGTAACTGGCTCACCTTTGTCAGATTGGCCCAATAGCCGACGTCGTCCGTAAGCTGACTGACCTTAGTCAAAACGCTTTTCTTCCACAGCCCTATACCCTCAGTCAAATCAGAGAGTTTTGTCGGCAAGCCGCTTTTTCTAGCCACCGGGTGTCCCGTTGTTCCATCGTGAACTACAAGCGTCTTTTTAGTTGTGTCAACTGTAATTTCTCGTTCGGCTCCGACAAAGGTCTCATGCTCAGTCGTTGTCCCTCCACGGAGCAAAATTGTTCTGGTCGTCATGAAAGTCTCCCGGGAACAAGGACATATCCATTCCCGAATTTGACAATGGCTTCTCTCTCTGCGATCGGACATACTGTCGGAGTATCCGCAGGCATTCCGATCGTCGGAATGAACCAACCGCAGTAGTCGTGTTCCTCCGAGTACCTGCCTCTGATTCCGTTGTCTGCAAGAATGATTTTGTTCGGATCAAACTTGCTGTTAATACAGGCGCAGAGCTCGTAACTTCTGCGTTTCGTCCTGAACATCAGCATCGGATGATCGTCGGTAACTCGATTCTCTCCGCGGCCCTTCATTTGAATTGCTCGTCTAGAGCCTAAGTGCCCATGGCTGACGCCTACTACCTTAACCGGCTTTCCCAACCAATCAATGATTTCGTCTCCGATCAGAATGTTGTGAACATCTATTAGGCCCTTGCTTGTCTCCAATTTTCCTGAGACAAAGCAACTGTCGTCTGTGCAATCGCAGTTGCACTTGGTGCAGTAGCTATAAACTGAGCACTGAATCGTCGTGCAGTTCACCGTCGTACAGTTGATGGTCGTGCAGTTTATGGTCGTACAGTTATGACAGTTGGAGCACTGTTGGCAATATGTACAGTGCGTGCAGTAGGTGCAATGCCCGGTGAGAAAGCCGCTGTCATTTTGCAGCTGGCTGACTTTTGTCAGAGCACCGGACGCCCAAAAGCCTTTGTCGTTTGTAAGCTGAGATAGTTTGGTCAGCTCGTCTGAGCGCCAAACGCTTAAGTCGTCTACCAGCTGAGATAACTTTGTCGGTACCTCGGCTACGCGCGCCAAGAGGGCACCTCCGGGCGTCTCCCCATCATGAAGACGAATGGTGTGGAGATCATCGTCGATCGTGATCTCCTTGAGAGCACCGGTGAAGACTGCACTATCTTCACTTGAGCCATGCTTCCATTGGATTACTTTTGCCATTTTGCTTTACCTTTAAGAGCAGTGCGTACAGTGGCCGCAGTGTGTGCAGTAAGTACAGTGTCCTGCGATATAACCTTTGTCGTTTTGAAGCTGACTGAGCTTGGTTAACTCGGCCTGTTTGAGATACTGGACATCCGGTGTTAGCTGAGAAAGTTTTGTCAGGTTTCCGCTTGATCGGTAGACGTCGTTTTCCAACTGGTTTGTATTGGTAGGAACGTCCGACTCCTTTGCCAACTCGTGGCCGCCGGGTGTCGCACCATCGTGGACTCGGATTCGATTGTTCGTTGTATTTACAGTGATCTCCCGATCATGGCCGACAAAAAGCTCATGCTCTACAACCGTTCCTCCGCGAAACTGAATAATCTTCAGAGGCATTAGCTCAGCCCTCCCAAGTCAACGGTGTCAGGCATCGTGCCTGTCGCCCCAGTTAAACCTCGCGGGATTTTTAAAAGGAAACTCGGTGCTTCGTCCGTTCCGGTTTTTTCAACGGAAGGCTCTGAGTTCGCATCCAACATCTGTATCGAGATAGAGATTTCAGGTGTTGTTCCGGTATCTCCTTTACTTCCCGTATCCCCCTTGGGAATTCCGAAAGTAAAGACCGGGGCCTCGGATGTACCTGTCTTAGTAACGGTTGCTGATGCACCTTCAGATAACGACGTAGCTTCGACGGAAATTTCCGGAGTCGGTCCCGTATCTCCCTTAGGCCCGACTAGTTCTCCCATGTTTTCCCAGTGAGCTTCTTCTGTATCTGTCGCTGAAACCCATGTATAGAGATTCATTCCGGCTAAGACAAGCTGACCAACAGTTCCCTCAGCAGGGAGACTTTCTGCATTCACTACCACAGCATCAGGTTGAATACCGTCTCCTTTATCACCCTTTTCGCCTTTAAAACTTCCTTGTTTCGGCGACAGAGTTGCCGTAGTTTCAGTAACGGCCGTAATCCCGAAGTAATCCCCTATCCGATTTACAACGTGGTCTCCGACCTTAATGTTGACAGATGGAGATATTGCTTCCTTAGGCACCGTCATTCCGGAAGAAGCCTCGGCCATGTATCGGAAAGAGAAGCCAGCTTCAGCATTGGACTGAAGAACCGTCTGCTTGATAGATTCCAAGTTTGTTGCAACAGAGGCCGCACTTTCCACCGCTTCTAAGTTCTCAGCTACAGTTTGAATTGCCTCAGCCTTAGGGCTAAGCGCAGTGATATCGTCGGTAGCTTGTGCAACTTTTTTTATGTTGCTAGGTTCAGAGGATAAGTCCGCTGCTACAGTCTTTACATCAGTCAGGTTTGCGTTTACAGCCTTAACCTTTTCAATATTGTCTCCAACCGGGTGAATACAGTCATCAATATGGTCGGCAACTTTCTTGATATACCCGTCTTCGACTTTGGTCTCGCCGTCAATATCTGTATCTGTAATTGATCCAAGGTCAAGTGTTTCTGTCTCAAACCCTCTTAGGTCGGAACCAACACGATGGATATCATCGATGTGCTGTCGATTGATTTGCAAATCAGGAAGATGCGGAACTAAAGCATCCACCTCTGCTCCGATGACCTCGTTGCGGGCGAGGATAACTTCCGCTCGAGCAACGGCAGCGTCAATAGCCGCTTTATGAATATCGATTTGAGCCTTAGTCTCTTGGATTTCCTGCCAGGTAGACGAGACGTATAAGCCGGTAGAAACAACCTCGTTGTAGATGGTCTCTGCGCGTTGAGCATAATCGGCTGCTTTTTCCGCCACATCCAAAAGGTCAGTCATCACCTCTTGAGGGGTTTTCTCGGACGTAATCGGGACGATAAGACAACGGCGCATCTGTTCGAGAATCTGCTGAAGCTGAATGACGCGACGATCTTCTTCTTTATTGATTGACGTTGGGCTAAAACTCCCATACATCGTCAAATTCAGATTCTGGGTATACGGGACCCCGCTGCAGATTGCGAGCTTATGCCCGCTGGCAAGTGCAGTCTTAAGCGTCACGCGTCCGCCCGGCGTCGTGTTTTGGTCAGAGTTGAGCGTGCAGGTGTAAGCGTCTTTGCTCAGTGTCGTTTCCTTCTCGTCTGCGTCAGCCACAATGACGACAACGTCATCGGCGCTCAGCATGTAGAAGTCAAAATCAAACTGAGTCTGACCCGTGCCGGTAAACGGCCCCGCTTTGCGATTACTTTCAGGAACCATATATCTATCCTCGATTTGAAGAAAAATATAAAAGTCCCCAAAAGTTCAATGCGCACTATTTCATAATCTCCCAGCGGTCCTTGGATTTGGCTACACGCGGGAGTCGTCCGGGCATTGCGCTCGTCGGCTGCCACCAGTATCCCGTCCCCCGCATCCTCATGGATTTGCGCTCCATACGTCTGTGATACCCGGGATTCATCATCTCCTGCAGTTGGTTAAATACCGCGTGATTAAGAAGCTGTTTGGTGTACCAAAGATTAACCATCGGGATGTTGCTCTTGGCAAAGCGCAGGACGTTGGCGCCAATATCGCGATCATCTTTGTATTTGTCGTAGATCGTGTATGCGTCCAGCATGGAGGAGAAGACCGGGCCAAAGGCGTTGTAAATATTCGGGTGGCCGTACTTGTAATCGCCCAAAGCTGAGACAAAAATATCTCCGGCAAAACCGGCTCCGCCTCCGGACGTAAACGCCCTGGCGATATTGTCGGTCGTGAAGGGATCCTGGATGTCCTGACCGTTGAGAACGTCTTTGAACATGTTCGTCACTAACGCTATCATCGTCGACCCTATTAACAACGGGGCATAGTAATCAACGAGGGACGCGGCGGCCATCATCTTTCCGTCTGTCCGCTTTTTGTATCTGTAAAGATCCCCGGACCTTTGGAAGTGGCGCGTCAGCATCGCCGTAGGGAATGACTTAAACAAGAAAAAGCATTGCCACGCTTCACCCGCGATTGTGCCCCTGGCTAGCCCTAAATTAGAAATCGCTTGAGTGTATAGGTCGGGCTGTAACGAGGCCATATGCGCGTCATCGAAAACGAAGGCCAGGTAATCCGAGGCGTACTTCTCCAGTGCGTGCCGAGAGATTCCCAGCGTGGCAAGGTCCGCATCCGAGATATTAAGAATGCTGTTCTTAGTAACAAACTCTGCATCGCCGAACTTTTCCGCCGGCGCCTTCTGGATGACCTTCCAAAATGTCTCATCGAGGCCGAAGTTCTCCAGGCGCTCTCTCAACCAGCCGTCGCACGTATTCCAGTCGTATTTCCGGGCATTCGTGTAAAAGGCCATTGCCGTTTGCGCGGCACCTCTTCTGATACCGTCCGTCCACTGCGACAATAGGGAGGCCCTCATGGTGGCGTCTGCCAATTTGGAAGTCACGCCCTGGCTCATATTGTCGGTAACGAATCTATTGGCGGCAGAGTTGAAAACGTCTCCGATCACGCCCGCCTGAGCGGCAAAAGCCACGTCACTCTTATCCGCCGGATTAAGCGACTTCACTAAGTACATCGCGCTCTGAGCAAAAGGCATGCGGTTAACATGACACATGTGAAAGTACGTAGCAATATCAGACATGCTCGTTAAGAATGCACCACCGAGTTTGCCAGCAACTTGGAGATTACGAGCGCCTTGCGCGATTGCGGCAAGGGTTTCATTCTGGATGCCTCTGCTGCCGTTAAGGTTTTTCCACATCGCATTGAGCATGAACTCCGCAGTTGTAACCTTTTTGCCTTCTACATTATTGGACTGATTATTAAGAATCTCTGTAGATCTGCGAAGGGTGTTAAAAGTAGTAGTCGGACTCGGCCCCATTTCCTCCAGGAGCGTAATGTCTCGCGACATCGCGCTGACGTGCGACAGCATGGTGCCGAAGATCGACGGGTTCTCCCCAAACATCCGGTTATATTCAATTCGAGCTTTGTAGTCCTTAAAGTGAATCGTGCGGTGCTCCTGGCGCTGTTCCGACTTCGCTTTGCCCCTGCCGCTTGGCTTTGCGTCCGCAGCATTCTGGCGTTGGTCGCCGTTTTCCGTAATGGAGAGATACGCTTCCCGGAGGACGTTCTTAATTTCGAGGTCGTTCATTTGCTCCAGGTTGTCGTCGAGATACTGTGTTTTATCCAGACGCTCAAAAACAAAGTCTACCCACGCATCACGATTAGCCGCAAAATCGTGCTTTTTAAATACCTGTGTTGCCGCCTTTGCTCTTGCCGCAACTCGTCCCGCAAAACTCTTCGGCGTTTTCTCTGCCAGGATTCTGGCGGCGTTGAGCACCTTCCCTTGGTTGTGCGTCTGCGGCATGATCCAGTCTTCGCGGGATCGGATGTCTCCGCCTGCTCGGTTGTAACGCTCGCGCATTTGCTCAGTGCACTGGATCCAGGCCTGCGCCGCTTTCTTATAGTCTGCGTTCTTAGTATCGACGCCGGAGATTTCCGCCAGAATACCCGCGGCCGCGTCATCGTTTTCGATCATGCCGAAAAACTTAGGGCAAGCCGCCTGGAGCGTGTCCACAAGCTCGGAGGCATATTCTTTAGATACGCCGACCGCGTGTTTATGGACCTTATCGAGGAAGCGCTTCGCCGCGGCGTTTGCACTCAGTCCCTTGGCTCGCATGTCGGCAGTGTAGTTCTGCATAGCGGCGAGCGCGATCACCTGGCGCTGTGCATTGACCTTCATGCGGTTGGCTTGCCGCTGCATATCCTGTGCTACGAGCGCAGCGGCCTTGGCAACATATTGGTCTTTGGTCAGGTTGGGCTCGGTTTTCCGGATATCGAGCACCTTGCTTTTAATGTTAAGGACAATGTCCTCGCCCTCTTTCGCGGTGAGCTGTCGGCCGATAACTTGGCTAACCGAGTCCAAACATTCTTTCTTTAAGCCTTTTGCCATTTTCTAATCCTTAATCGAAGGCGTTATTGGTAAACATACATAGCGCGGCGCGGGACATTCCGCTTGCGTCCTTCTCCAACTGCTTAGCCGCTGCCAGGTCTCCGGCCACCATCTCGCGCGGCGTGGTCTCGTTGCCGTTCTCGTCCAAAATCGGCATATCGCCGTACTTCTCCATGTCGAGGTCAAAGCGACTTTGGACAAATTCGTCATCCGTCATAACGCCTGCCAACTTGCTTTGATCCGGCGCCTGCTCAGCCTTAATGCCCATAGCTTCGAGGCCGTCCTTAATCACGGCTTTGGTCTCGTCGGGCAAATTGGTGTTATCGACCACCTGGCCGACTGTCTGACCGAGGTCATCACCAAATAGGCTCGGAGAATCGGCCTCCTGCTTAGTCGTGATCTCCTTGTCCGTCGCGAGCATTCGGGCGTAGACGTCTCGGACCTCAGGCGTCAATTCGACGTCTAAGTCAGCGGCCGACTTGTAGATCGATACGAGCCAGTCTTTGAACTGCTTGAAGATCGCTTCCAGCCTGGAGGACGGTGCGACACCGTCACGGAGGTACTGCTCAAAGCCGCGGGCAAACTGCTCATGGAATTGCCGCTTTTCTTCGAGCGATAAGCCGTTCCACTCTTCCAGGTCCTTAAGGCCGAACCAATCCATCAGCGTCTGAATGTCGGCCCTCACCCGCTCGGGCGCATTGGAGCGCATTGCGACATCGGTCATGACGTCCAGGAAGTAATGCCCGGACTCATGGACGAAAGTCGATTCGTCGGCAGTTCCGAACAAAGTAATCATGCGTTCGGCAGGCGTGTACATGCCGCGAGTCTCATCCCCTGATTGAGGATAGCCATTGTTTTCCCTTGACGGATCTTTTATACTGGAATCCTTGTCTAGAGCGGAAAATTTGTCGCCTGCCGCCGGGTGTCCCTTCGGGGATACGACTGCATCGTGAGGGTTCTTCGATTTTTCGGAGAGGGTGTCCACGGACAAGGTAACCCTATCCATCTTGCGATAGGGTTTTTTATTTCTTGTTCTATGCAACGATTTGTAGAGCTGGAGTTTGCCGCTCTCCCTCTCTTCTAAGTTAATAGCGAGCAAATACGTCTTTCCTATCAACTTCGTAAAAATTACTCCGTTTCTTCTTACTCCTTTTTCATTGACCCGCGTATCTCTAATAACTTCGTCCGGGTTATTGATGATGTTCTGAATCTGGAGATAATCTCCCGGAAGAACGTCAGGCGCATGGTGATTTACAACATGGTCTAAAAAATAAGCCTTAGACGTGTAAACACGGGGATCTGTTACTCTATCCCCGAAAATCGCTTTTAAGTAGGCGTCCGGGACAGTGGCTATATCTTCTAATTCTGTTCCGAAAATAGCCTCAATTTCGCCGCGTGTTTTTCCTCTAGCGGTTTCAATTTCCGACGGCTTCAGCCATACCTCTAGCCTTTCCTTCTGACTAGATACTCTCGACTGGAAAAGGCCTTCGGCGGTTTCCTTCCCGCCTTTGCGAACCTTGAGCGCATAGCGTTTCTCCAATTCGTCGGCGCTCATGCCTAACCGCTCTCCGAGTGTTCTGTAGAAAGCGTCGTAAAGGTCGGCAGAATAGGCCGCGAGTTTTTCTTTAAACCCGGCGCCGAGGAGCTGGTTAAATACCCGGTCTCTGAAAGAATCGAATTGCGTCCTCAGCGTTTCCGGATCGACGCCCTCGCCTGAGACATTAACCGTCTCTCCGTCATCCAACTGCTCCCGGGCAAGTTTCTCGTCGGCGATCGACCTATTGATATCGCCGTTCATACCTGAGGGCTGATCGCCCTCGATCACGTCAGCGTTACGGAGCTCCATGGCTGCGTCCACCGCGCTCGGAGTAATCGAGTCGATTGCTTTATCCAGGGCGCCGAACTCGCTCTTGACCTGATTAAAAACCTCGTCGCGACTGACTTTACCGAATAGGCCTTCGCCTCCGCTCTCCTGCTGGGCCACCTCGTTGAATCGGGCCAGGGCGTCCTTGAGCCGCTCGGGATTCTTCGATAAGAGGATGTCTCTGAACCATGCCTGTACCGGTGTGGCTTCAAAGAAAGATTCCGTGATCTCGCCTTCGACCTTTTCGCCGTGAATCTTGCGGGCCTCTTGTTTGGTCTGCATGTAATCGGCGAGCGCCTCCATGAGGTCGCCTGAGAAGTCAAAATCTCCGCCGTGGCGTCTGAGCTTGACGACTTCGGGTGCGGCGGCCTGGAGAACGTCCATCACCCGCTTGTCCTTCGGGTCATCCGCGATAAAGCGGTTAATCAGTCGGTTGTCCGGATACGCGGCGGCAAAGATCGCCGACTTCATTCTTTGGCGGACATTGTCGTAGATAACCTTGCCTTCGGCGTCAATGAGACCTTCCTTGTCCGGAGTACGGCGCACAAACTCATCCATCGAGCGAACGGCGATACCGTTGTCCTTAGTAAACTCCACCTCCTCCAGGCGCACATTGCGCGCGTCCTGGGCGGCCTGTTCCGCAGGATTGAGCTTCAGCGTTCCGGTACGGTTGGACAATTCGCCGACGCCCTCCTTGACGTCCGCGTCGTCCATTACGCGCACGAGGATCGGCTCGCGCATCTTCTTGACCGCGCGGCGGCCGATGCCGAATTCTTTTAGGGCCTTGGTCAATTCCTCTTTGTACTTCGTAGCCTTGACGTTGCGGTACGCCTCCTGGAGGCCCGCGATACGACCGTTGCCTGCGATCGCTCGGGCACCCTGTACTTCTGGATTAGTGAAGTCGGCATTGAGACTGCCGTCAACACTGTTAGACGTCATCACATCGCTCGCCTCAATCAGGGCATAGCGCATCGTGGTGCGATCACCGTTGGTGTCCGAGACTGTGACCGTCTTACCGAGAATAGCCGAAGAGTTCTCCGGCAAATACGCGATCACGGGCGTGCCCTCGCCCAAAGTTGCGCCGTTGCGCAGGCGATTGAAGTCAGGCGCCTGAGCGATCTGCTGCATCTGCAAGCGGCTTTCTTTACCGCTTCTGTCGCGATTCTGAATGGACTCAAGCACGCCTCGATTCATGCGGCTTGTCTGTCCTTCCACGGGGGCGGCCGTGGCTTCTGCTTGGGCCTTTTCCACCGCTTCTCTCGCGGCTCGGACACGGGCGCCCCTGGCGCCGAGAAGGCCGAAACCTAGGCCCATAAGAGAAGACGTCGTAAGACTGATCGGATCGAAGGGGTCGTACTCTTTGGAGATAACAGAATAGTCGGCGTTATCCAGGACAAACTTAATCGCCGACTGCTCGGTGATGTCGGTCGCAGGATTGACCAGGGCGCCGAAGGCCGCAGACTTCAGGCAACTCGTGCCGAGAGAGGCAGGGAGCGCCATGCCGACGGCGTTTGTCACGCCTGTAATAAGGCCCGCCTTCGTGGCCGTCTCAGTATCCACGCCCTTGTCCTGGAGCTTATCTTTCTCATAACGTCCGAGGTCGGCGCCGAATAGCGCACCGCCGACGAACGGATTGCCGCCTGCGAGAACGGAGTAACCGATACCCTTGGCCAAAGAACCGGTTAGGCCGTAGAGGATCATGGCCGCCGTGCCGGTGGTCTCGGGATTCGGCGTGTAATCGTTCTTAATCTTGAGACGTGCCTCTTTTGCATCTTGCCTCAGGCGATTGACTACTGCATCCTTATTGACATTGAGGTCGGGCGCAAAGGGATCCTCCTGCTGGGCAAGGTAGTAGTCATCGTCCTGAACTTTGAGCGCGGCCGCCTCGCTAATGTCCGACTTCGTGGCTTCCCATTCTTTTCCAAAAGACTGGCCGATCGCGCCCCCGGAGCCCTCGAAAAGTCCGGGCGTCAGGGCCTCGGCGTCTTTCTCCGGAGCACTGTACTGATTAATGACTTTAGCTTCTTCATTGGTCAGTCCGAAACGATTGATCCAGCTCATTTAATTCTCCGGGAAATTGTGTCATTAAGGTCAAGTCGGAAGGGCTCGCCCTTTTCGTCGGTTACGTAGCGCAAGCCGTCGCGGATAAAGTAGACGCCGTCGCCTACCCACTTGAGAGGTGCCGTGTTGATGAGCCTGGCGGATTGCTCAGGTGATACCACCTGATTCCGAAACACGAGCTTTTTGCCGCCCTTAAGGAAGTCCTTGCTGTAGTCCTGCAAAACGTCTTCAAAAGATCCGAGCTTGGTAAAAGTCATCAAGTCCTTGCCCGCCTGCGAGAGTCTGGACGGCAAAATGATCTTTGCGCCGTTGTGCTCTGCCACCGGGCCGATCACGTTTTCAATCGCCGTGTCCACGTCGCTCGATCCGCCTGCCTGGAGCGCATAAGCGTGCTCGTTTAGAACTGCGGAGATTAAGTCCTCGTACTCCGGACTCCCGGGCGGGATCGGCAATACGCCGTCCAACTTCTGGCGGATTTCCGGCTCGTCTTTGTTCGCGTCGTTGACCTTGTTTCTGCGGTAGTAGCTGCCCTTGATTTGGCGCAGTGCACCGTTGTTCTCTCGACCCTGGGGCGTGGAGGCCACGCCTAAAGCGATAGAAAGCAGATGATGATTTTTGCCGATATCGGTTGCCAGGGCCGCCAGGGCGTCACTGTCGCCGGTGACCGGATCAAAGATTGCGTCGGAGAGTTTCTGCGCATACTCGGCCTGGTGGTCCTCATCCAGGTTGGCGAAAGTTTGGCAAAGGGCGGTGGCCTCGGTTTTGGTGAGGATGTGCGCGTCCGTGCCGAATCGCTTGGCCACATCTTTGTAGCTGCTGATGCGGTTGCCGAGCTCTTGGATCGCGAGTGTCTGATTGCTCCAGTCCTGGATAGGCTTAAAGCCAAGTTCAGGAATCCCCTCGATCGCAAAGCGCATCGGGTCCTTGGCCCGCTCGGTCTTGACCTTCTCTGCAGCCTTATCCCACGTTGCCTTCTGTTCCATGCGGGTGGCGTACTCGGGATCATCCTTCTGAGGCGTGAGCGCTTGGCTCGTTGCATCCATGTCGCCTACAGACATTGCCGGCATGGAGTGAATGGCGGCATTGAGCTGGGCCTGTTTCTCCACTTCGGCGTGCATTCTGACGCCCTCGTCCTGACCGTAGACGCTAATGAAGTCAGCGACATCCGGGAGCTCGGATACGTCGCCCGTGTTGATCGCCTTGGATAAGACGTTATCCACTGATCGCTTTAACTCGACCTTGACCTGTTGAGCCTGCTGGCCTCGTCTCTGTCTGGAGGCGCGGAACAACTTGATCTTGTCCGGAAGCGGCAGTGCATCGATCACCGGATCGCCTGTTTGAACGTTCGGATTAAAGGCCACGTCCTTAGAGGTCAGGCGCGGAACCTCAGACTTCTGCGAAAGAAGTTTTCCGTTATCGTCGCGGCGTTCTCCGTTAGGTCCAATAAAAATGTTTTGGCCATCCTCCACAACCCAGCGTCCGCCGACGTATTTCTTACCATCGTGGTACTTACTCTCGACGCTGAAAGTCGGATGATTGGGCTTCTTAAACGTATCTGGGAAATGACCGTTTTCCGCTTGGGCCGCGCCCGCTTTCCATGCGCCTCGAAGATCGTAGTCATAGACATCGCGCTCATGGCCGATCTTCTTCGCCCATGCCTGGTACTGCTTTTCTTCGTCCTCAGTAAGCTGAGTATTAAATTTGTCAGAATAATCGTTCGGATCTATCCCCAGCGCCTTATGGACCCCGGCTGTAATCGTCTCCTGCGAGTACGCAACCGCTCCGATCTCCTGGCGCATCATCGCGCTGATGAGCTTGGTCATCACCTGGGGATCTTTGACGTCAAGGGCCTCTCCCGGATTGACGCCCATGGCTTTGCAGACATTGCTGATGTATGCACGTGTCACGCCGTCGCTGGCCGCGCAGAAGCGATCAACAATGCCGTCCACGGTGTTGATGCCGTACTTGGAAGCATAGGTCTTGAGGATCTTTGCCGCGGCGCAAATACCGTCCTGCGGAGTCTCGAAAATGGCATGACCTCTGGCGTCCTGGCCCACCATACCGCTCCAGTTATTGCCGAAAGCTTTAATGTTGAGCGGGTTGCAGAACTTGTAGCCGATCGTATTCAGCACCTTGTCCGGAACACTAGGAGGTGTACCTAAGCCCGCCTGGGCGCCGGAGACTCGGACGTCAACTTTTCCGGCGGCGCGTGCAGCCGAGCCTTGGGTCAGGCCGATTGCTTCCGGGCCGCCCATTGCGTCAACCGTCTCCTGGAGCTGAGGCCATACGCGCTCACGCAACAAGGCATAGGTCTTGCGGGATACGTCCGGGCTCATCTTCGTGGAGCCGACCTGCTGGAAGTGCTTGAGCGCCCCATACGGGTCTTCGACTGCCATCTGCTGGTAGGCCGAGGCATACGCCAGGGCGGTGTAGTTGTCCTTTTGTCTTGCGATCCATTCCGGACTCTTGCCGCCGATTTTGCCCTGGTAGTCCACCTCATCCATGAGGCTGGCCATCGTGCGCTCGGAGTCAGGGCCGAATCCGGAGAAGGCGAAGTCATCGATCAGCGACTTGGCCCGCGTATCCGAGACTTCAGCTTTATAGGCAGCATTCTCTTTCAGGCGATAGCGCTGCATGGATTGATCGTAGGAGTTGATCTTCTCCAGCGCGACAGAAGTAAAGGCCTGTTTTGCGAGCGGGTTTTGCAGTTTATCCAGGTGAGTCTGATACGCCTTGTTCATGGCCTCGCGGGTCGGGTCATATCCCTCCACGGCGGTCTTGCCCTTCATGGTGTAATAGCCGCTCTCCGGATTCCATTGCAGTTCTCTTAGCTCCTGATCCAGGCCGTTGAGCGCCTCATCGGCTTCCGCCTTGACCTGCTGCGCCTCGGCCTTTTGAGCAAACTTGACGCTTAAGCCGATACCTGCCTTCAAGGGCTGAGTGGCCCGCTCCATGGCGCGTTCGTAGTCGAAGGTCGGCTGGACGTTTTCTCCGGGACGCGCAAAAGATTGTTCGCTCTGAGGATTCGGCGTGTTGTTCTGATAAATGGGTACTTGCATATTTATCTGCCTAGGATCGAGACCTTGTTATTGATCGAAAGAGGATTGAAGTTGTAAAGCGGCGTGAAAATCGGCTGGGCCGCAGATACCGCATCAACTCGGATTCCCGGATCGGCCGAGGAGATTCCGTCAATGCGCAGGCCGGGGTCGGCGGATGAAATCGCGTCGATCTTCAATCCGGGATCGGCTCCGCTGATGGCGTCAACCTTGAGCGGCGTGTCTTGTGCCGGCTCTTTTGTTTTGCCCTCGGCAAGTTTTCCAAAGGCGTAGGTCATGACCACCTGAGACAAGCCGTTGAGCGCCGTGGACATGAAGTTCAGGCCCACACTTTGTTTCTTGGCGTTAAACATCAAGGCCTGGTTTTTGAAGTCGGCAGCCCGCTGGCGATAGCCCCAGGCAGCGGCATGAGCATCGGTCTCAATGCGATTCTTGTTAATCGTCTTGATGATGTCGGTGGAAGCTGTAATCTGCGCCGCGCTACCGCTGCCGATCGCAACACCGTTGGCGGCGAGCGCAGCCTTCTGCCTGGCCTTGACTTGGCCCGCCTGCATCGTTTCGTGCTGGACCTTAGTCTCTGCTGCAAACAGGGTGTACTGCGCCTGCAATTCCATCGTCTTGGCGTTCTCTTTGGCGATATTTGCCTGTGCCTTCGCGATAGCGTTGTTGTAGCGGGTTGTGAAGATCGAACCGACAGCGGAAATACCGGCAGAGATTCCCGTGCCGATCATTGAAGCGGTGTTGAAACTAAAGTCCATAAAACCTCCGATAGCGCGCTCAGTCTGACGCCGCCTCAGGCTTTAATGCGCACTATTGTCGGTTAGCTAATCTCTACCGTGGTCGTGATCGAGGTTATCCGGAGCGGCAGTGGTAAAGACTGCCTGATATAGACCTGGCCCTCGTCACTCCATTTAGGCTTAATCTGCAGGTCGTAAATACCGGAGCGCAGATTCGGAGGATATCCGGGAAGCTCGGTCGCACGCGGCTGCATGTGATAGAGCTTCTCAAAACTCGATCCTGCCGACACTCCGGACGATTCGTTAAGCCGTAACGTAACCTCCGTAATATTTTTACGGTGCGAAGTGCCGTAGGACATATCGTTAAGCTGGAGGTGGATCGGGAGCGTGACCATGTCGGAGTCGTATTGCAAGCCGACGTAAACCGTCGAGGCCTCATCCTCCAGCGCGATCTTCCCGCCGACAACCTTTTGATCCGGCACGACATAGCCGTCAGCCAGGATGGAAACCTTCTCGCCTTCCAGCCAGGAGAGTCCGGTAATCGTCTTAGTCGGGTTGCCTTGGTAGAAACCTGCGCAGTCCACATAGCAGGATTCAGCTCTTGAGGGCGACTGCACCTCGTGCATACGCTCGATAAATCGGACCGTCTGCCCGTTGATCCTGCGGCTGGTGACGACATACGGGATGTCCTCGTAGCCCTCGGAGACAACAGTCACGGACTCGAAACTGCCGCGAGTCTCGATTGTTGAGAATGCTCCGATCTGCTGCTCAGGAATGTAGGTGAAGGCCACCAATACGCCGTCGCTGGAGACTGACCAAATAATCGGATTCGGTGCTTTGGAGTAAGCAATATCGATCACGGTCTTATGGTCGAAAAGGTGCGGCGCACGAAGACATAAATCTCCGGAAATAAATCCGCCTCGCTCGTAGGAGTAACCCATTTCACGAAGATGGCCGCCTCTGGCCGCGGCGTACACGCAGGCCGAATTTACAACCACAGGGTTGACCGAGCTTGCGCCTTCTGCGTTCTGCGCTTTAAAGCTGATGGACTCCGGCGTCAGGGCATCCGTGTCTGTGGTGCCCACTACCCAGCACCCTGAGGCCGTCAGGAGAATCAATCGGGACAGCGGAACAAGGTGTCGGATTCGGTTGACGTCTCGGGCGTAGATTCGAGCCGAGATTCGGTCGGTCGCCTGTACGGGCAAGTGATACGCCATAGAGTTCTCACTGCCTGCGGCCGTCATCCAAATATATTGCGGTTTGGTACGCGTTCCGGCAAAAATCTTGCGCTGGTCGAAGTAACTTACGGTGCCAGGATATCCGGACGTAATTTCAGAGTCGTACCTCGGCGGCGTAATACCTGAGTCCGGAGAGATTGCATCATCGATAATCGAGGTCTCGGACGTCTGGCCGATATAGCTGTAAACACCGCCCACATTCCGATACACACGATACATAGCAGCGCCCGGGACGGCATTCCAGGTGAGCGTGTTGTAAGCGCCGTCCGCAAAAGGATTACAGTTGATCTCGACGGTGGCCGACAACGGGCTTTCCTCTGAGGCGTCAGCGTTCAAAGCCGTAACCCCGTATTTTCTCTTAAAAAGTCCTTTGTTCTTATCCTCGACGTCCGGACCGATTGTCTGGGTTACGGCCAGGCCCGTAGGTGCTGACAGTGTGGTATTAAAGTTCACGTTCTCCAATCGCCAGTCGGTTGCACCGTGGCGCCGCAGAGTTTTCGTCGGATAGTTGATGTGCGCGATCGTAATCACGTCAATACTCTGGACGAAACTCAGCTCGAAAAGATCTGCCTCGTCATAAGGAGTCGTGATTTCATACGGCGCATTGCCGGACATCAAAGTTTGCTTATGCGTATGGAAGCGGATGTACTTGTGTCCCACCTCTAAGACCATCGTCTGGTCCAGCGAAAACAAGAACGGGATCAGGCGGCATTTTTTGTCCGAGTATTTCGCGTGCGCCACATACTCGAAACCCGGGCGCCTGAAGACAGGACCCTGGGGCTCAACGATAAAATTCTTGCACTTCGCGAGGCCCGTTTGGTTTTTGGCGTCATCTACACGGGCATACATGGTATTAGAGATTTCGCCGCCGCCGAAAGAGTTTCTAAAGATTCTGACTGCCATTACACGAACCTCGCTCTAAGCTGTGCCGCTAAATACTTCGGATGCTGGTGGGCGCTCTTTTTTGCGTCCCGTGTTTTGGCCTTGCTCAAGGCGTCCTCGGCATATTTGAGATACTTGTCCGCGCTCTGATTCTTAACCAGGGCACCCGCGAGATATGCCGCCAGGCGCATGACGAGGGCCTCGGTGAAGTAGCCCGGGAACATCTGCGGGTTGTTCAAGTAACGGGTGTAGACGATCACGGCGTCCTTGACGTCCGTCAGCAGGAACATCGTGTTTTCGCTTTCGCGATACTCGATCTCGTATGGCAGTGTGGTCTGCCAGGGTTGGCCGCCGGTGCAGTAAAGACCGACAACACACATGCAGTCGCTCGGCAAAGAGTAGCCGTAACGCCACGGGTACAGAGTTCGATCCAGCTCAACGTACTGGGGCGGCTTGTAGCGACTTTGGGCAAAGCTCCAGTTAAATTGCTCCAGCAGATAGCGCAGTGCCATCGGGTAGTAGGCCGCACACTGTTCGGAGTATTGCGTGCCGTCCGGAGGATCGATAGACGTAATGTTTGAGTCCGCACCGAGCTGAGACAGTGCGGCATTGCAGATTTCGATTTGATTAGCCATATAAATAAAGGCGGGTTTTATGCCCGCCTCCTCCGACAAATTTTCGGTTGTTTACTGCTGATTAGCTGTCACCGCCGGCTGCCGCAGTTGTCTTCTCAGTACGGAACTCCCAGCCCTCGCCTTCTTTGACCTGGCCGAGCTTGTAGTCATTGCCGATCCAGGCCGTGACGGTGCCTGCCGTGACGCTTGTCGGGACGGTCACGATACGCAGGTAGCGTCTGTGCTCGAAGGGGAGTCCCACCACAATCAGATTCTTGAGCTCAGTGGGCGTGAATGCCTTAGATGTTGCGACAGTGGCAAAAGTAGAGTTATCGGCCGAGTCCTCAATCTTGAAGGCCAGGCTGGTGCCGGCCACGCCGCTGGCGGAGATACAAAGCGCCATCTTGTGACCGTTGACACCGGACTCTACCAGGGTGGAGCCGAAGTCAAGGCCACTGGACGTGAAGGCGGTTTTGGCCTCCTTCTTGTCGGCGAGCATCATCTTAATGTCGAAAACCATAACGCCTCCTATTAGGAAATTGTGATCGCGGATTCGCTTGCGTTCAGCACGTCCGTGCCGTACTGGTAGATCGGGATACCGCCGAAGGACAACATGCCTTCACGTTTGCCGAAGGTCTTGTATTCCAGCGTGTACTTCGTCTTCTCCAGGAGCTGCAGGTCATAGATCATGCCGACCTGGTCCGTGCAGTAGATACCGACATGAGAGAAGTCGTCGGTGCGCAGGCGGTGGCGTGCTTCAACGAACAACTTCAAGAGGTCAGCTGCGCCCTTGGCGGTAGTGATCTTGGAGGTATCGACGTTGGCGATACGGACAATGTTTTCCGGATTGCCTGCAAATACGCCAAGGTCATAGCCGAACTCGGTTACGTAGGCCGGAAACATTTTGCCGTTAGCGTCCGGAACATAGATCGGGGATTTCTGAACTTCGACGGAAATACCTGCTGCACCGCCGTTTTCCGGGAAGAACAAAGTCATTTCTTCCGGGTGCCAGTTAACAAAATAGATCGAAGTGAGTGTGCTCGTCGAGCCGCCAGCCACTGTACCGCCGGCGTCAATGATGGAGTTCTTCCAGGCGCCGTTGTCTTTGTCCGGCAAAACGATATTTGCCAGGCCTAAGCAGTCTCTCGGATCTTTATCCGGATTGCCCTGGAAGACACGTTTGACCATACCGCGGGTTAAGCCGCGGGTAAACATTTGGTCCTTGCGGGCGCGATACGGTGCTCGGTCTTTCTCCGGCATTCTTTCAAGCTGGAGCTTACCGATCACGGAGCGGTCGCGTGCGATACAGGACGGATAACGTACTGCACGACCTGTCGGGGTGGATGCATCCCAGCCTTCGTTAATACCGACGAGCTGGCCTTCCGGATATTTATCCGCCAGTGTGCCTTTCATACCCTGGCCGTCGTTGCCGCGCACCATAGTGGCACGATCAAAGAACGGCTGATAATCTCGGACGGTTTGAATGAAAACTTTCTTTGCTACGTCGCTGTCCGGAACGAGCGACTGCCATTCAGCCATTGTGACGGGCGTCATGCCGCTGAAAACGTCTGCCATTTTTAGTCTCCCAAATTAATAACCGTAAATATCTTGAGGTGTGATTGCTCCGGATACTCGACCTTTGGGCGGAGTATCTTCGCTGATTGCCGCGCCGACTCTTGCTAGGAATTTGATAAAGCCGGGGTGCGACCCAACAGGCAGCGAGAACAGTTCTGCGATATCTGCGTCATAGTTGCCGTCGGCGCCTTTGCCGAATCGGTCTCTGACCTTAATCGCACGCTGGATGGAGGCGTCATAGTTGGAACCGCCGATCTCGGGGTCCTTCTTAGCCTTCTCCAGCCACTGGCCGCTGACCTTGTTAATAAACTCAACCTGCTGGGAGACCATCACGGGCGTGATCTCATCGATTACGGCCTGGGCCTTCTCCTGCGAGAGATTGAGCTTTTTGGCGATACCCTTAAAGGAGTCGACCACTGCGCTATTCAGCTCTACACCTTCGGGTGCTTTGAAGTCGGCGTAACTTTCAGGTGCCGCATCCTCTTTCGCTTCCTGCTTCTTTCCGTCCTGGCCCTCGGCCTCCTTGGCGTCGTCTGCCTCAGGTTTAATCTCAAGCGGATTGCTTACCGTCTGAGCGGCCTTAGTTTCGGGCGCCGGAGAAGTTTCAGTCTTCTCAGTACCGGCCTCCTTTTCAGTCGGAGCGGTGGTCTGAGAAGACTGCCCCTGGTCCAAAGGAGAAGACTGTTGCTCATTCTGCGAAGGAGGTACTAACGTCTCCTGACTGGTGTTTTGGGAGCCGCTGTCATTTTCTGTACTCATCCGATATCTTCCTTATCTCGGTGTATTGTTCCGGGCAATAGGTCATGACGTAGCTCAGCACGACAAGGCCGAAAGTTTTCTTTCCCTCTTTGTTAGCCATCGCGAGAGCGTTGGTGTCAAAAGAGGAGGAGAACAAGGCGCAGTCGGAAAAGAGTTTGTTAAACACAATCTTTCCGTCCCGCGTACCCAGAAGGCGGATGAGAGACTCTTTAAAAGCCTCGTCAAAGCTCGCTTTCTGCGCTTCGCGTTCTTGTCTTTCTTCCTTGAGCTTCGCTTCGTCAAACGGATTGCGAATCTTTCCTGACATTTAAAACCTTCAATAAAAATCAATGCGCACTTTTTTACTGCCCCATCTCGGCCTGGAGCGCCTCGACGGCCTGACCCGCCATGGTGTCGCCGCCTGCGGGGACCTTGCCCAACTTGCTCAAGGCGTCCACGCCCTGCTGAGCTTGCTCCTGCTGCGCCATCTGCTGTTGCTGCTGAGCTCTCTGCTGCTGGATCTGCTGCACCTCTTCGTCCGAGCGCAGCAAGCTCGGGCTCACGCCCTTCTTGTCGAAAATGATCTTGATGGCGTTATCCAGGTTGATGCGGTCGAGCACCGACGGGTCAACTTGCGCCAGCTGGCAAACTTGCGTAATGGCCTCCATGTCGGTGTTGGCCTGGACCTCTTTCTGAGATCGGGCAAGCATGGAGGTGTACTCAATGTTTAACTCAGTGCCCTGGAGCTCCTGGGGCGGAGGCGGAAAAACTCCGGCGCGGGAGAGGATCGAGAAAATGCGGCCGATAAAAGGATTCAGAACCTCGTTGTTGAACCGAGACAAAATCGGTCCGAGCATGATGAGTTTTTCCTCTTGGAGTCTTGCCACCGCGGTCGCGGTCATGCGCGCGATCTCGGCCTGATTGGACAGCATGAGGAAAAGGTCGGTAAAGAATGCCGCCTTGATTCGACCCTGAACTTCCTGGATATCGACGGTGATCGGGTTGATGTTTCCGACCGCAGTAGTGGCGTTATTGGACTGACTGCCGTTGGTCGGCATGTCCACGAAACTTAAGCCGCCCGGGGCGAAGTCAAGCTCGGCGTCCTTGGCCGACGTCGGCAGAAGTCTCGGGGGATCGACGATCAAGTCGATCGCGTTGCCTTTTTGCATCTGCTCGTGCTTGAGCTGGCGCACGTCACCCAGCGCGGTCATGCCCGGAGATTCGCAGGAATAGGTATCGGTCGAGATTGCTCCCCAGCGGCCCACGATTGCCGGAAATTCGTTGTACCCGGATTCCAGGAGAATCGAGTGCTCGTCACTGTCGGCGTCGACCAGCATGTGAACCGCACGATACGGCATGTTCTTGTTGTCCTGCTTGGTGATGTCGCGATCGTATCTCGGCTCAATGGCATGGATGACGGCCTTCTCTTGGTCGTATTGCCGTTGGTCATAGAGCGCCTTAATGCCGCGCGGGACATTCTCATAGCCATACTGCTGAACGATTTGCGCGACCGTCATCATCAGCTCGCGATACAGAGTATCCGGGATGCCCTTATGGTTGCAGGCGATCGCATACTCGCCGATTGTGAACGGGTAGCAGTAAAAGCCGCGCTCGTCATCCTCCTGAATCATCATGGCGGCCGTGCCGTAGAGACTGACCTCAAGCCAAAAGTGATGCAGGCTTTGATAGGCGTTCGTTCTCGATAGGCCCATGTAGATGACCTGGGACACATCCGCGAGCCACTGCTTCACGGCCGGAGACTCATCCAGTGTGGGACTGCCGGTCGTGAGATAAAACCACTGCTGGCTAGGGTCCGTAAGTCCGGACATCAATCCGGAGGACAATAGGTTGCTGGCGCCGGTAGCCGTATTGTCGAAAATCTCATTGAAGCGTTCGCGCGCCTCGTTCTTCGGCCCGCGCAGCAGGAATTTGCCTGTTGCCGGCCGGATATGCGTGGCGATACTTTTCCACTGTGAGATAAAGGGATCGCGCTCCGTCTTGAGCTTTTGCCAGCGCGACAGGATGTGCGCACGTAATTCCTTCTTGTCCATCGGTGCCTCGCTTTTAGGCTCCGAGCTTGTTGCCCTTGCCTAAGGTCAGATCGGAGTTATTGATGCCCTCGGGCCCTGTCAGCAGCGTCGAACCGCCGGATGCGTTCTGATCTAAGTTCTGTTCGTAGATGCTGGAGACATCAGCCTCTTTGGCGTTCTGGCGGCGCATGTCCTCGCGGGCCTTCGTCTGAGTAATCTCGTTATTGCGCTGTGCTTCCTTGGCCGCGGCCTTCTGCTGTCGGGCCTGCTTGTTGCTCGCCATAACGGAGGCGGCGGTACCTACCGCGGCCACGCCGGCACTGATTGCTACAGCTGTAGTGGCAGAAATTGCTCCGCTCATATTCATTCTCCCCGTGACATTAAAAGATCGGTTTCGTCAGTAAATTCGGCCTCTGCCTCCAGGAGCGTCTTGGCCCGGGTAGCAAAGGACATGGAAATAGTGGTGTCCTCGTAGGCGACAAAAATCTGTCTGCGTCCTGCCGAGGCTCGGAAAATATGTGTGCCTTTTAAGCGGACGGTTCTGCCGCCGCAGGTCATGGCGACGTCCCCGGTGACCATGATGACCGTCGGGATCTTGATTAAGGCGCCGGCGATCGCCACGCCTTTGGGGACTAAGCACGTGCGGCAATACATGCCGGCATGAATGAAGCTTTTGGTCTTAATCTCGACCTGGGGCGCCGCGCGCATTTCCTCGACGCCTGCGGCCATAGCCTCCAGTTCTCCGGACGTGTTGGGCGGTATTTCGGCGATTACGATTTCAGTCATGCCAGGGCCTCATAAAAAACGGTGTTCATGCGTGTAAACCTCGGGACCCGGGCGAATAAAGTCTCCAGGCGTGACCCGCTCCTGCATCCCCAGTAGATACCTGAGGCGCCGGAGTCCTTAGCGGCTTGGCTTATAGCGTTAATGAGGCGGACCCCTGCCGCGCCGAGCCGAAAGTCCTTAGACAAGAAGACCGATTCGACGGAGGCCGTCACTGTGGAGTAATGCGGGATGACGGTCAGCACGAAGGAGCCGAAACCGACAAGCCGCTCACCGCTGAAGGCGCCGATCACTTTGAAGGCGCCGGACTCCTCGGCTTTGCGGTAATAATCGACGTTCGGCTTTTGAGGCAAAAAGGGGTTGCCTGACTCGGCCATGTATTCCGAGATCAGCATGTCGGCGTCCGGAGCGCCGAAAACTTCAGCGACCGTGACAGGTCTAAAGGTCAATACTTTTTCCATGGGCGCATTGTCGATCTCCGGACAAATTCAATGCGCACTTTTACAGCGACTTGTAGGGGTTTCGGATCTGACGTTTCCGTCTCTCAGTGAGCCGCGGCATATTGGCTGGGCCGTCCAAATACTCCTGGATCGGTACGGCAAAACACAAGGCGAGCGCGTCGGCTGTATCCGGAGAATTCATGCCGCGTTTTTTCATTGACTCCTTGCTCTCCAGGAGCAAGCGTCCTTTGCGGTCAAGGAGTTTTTCCGGGATACACAAGTCGTCGGCAAGCTCGGCGCTGTTAGGCAGACACCCGTTGTCGCGAATAAAGTCTCTCATCCGATCCCACATTTCCGCTCTCTTATTGGCCCAGCGCTCGGTGTTGCTGGAGCGGTTGGCCGCGATCACCTTGTGGATATGCGGGACCTTATCGACCATGTAGTCGTAAGGAGAGGCACCCACGCCGGTGTAGTCGATATTGATGTAAATCTTCGGGATGCCGAGTTTCTGCAATTCGCGTGCGTAAAGGATGACCTGCTCTCCGAGCTGGGGCCCCGTGAGCCCGCGGAAAATTTTTAACGGCATTGTGCAGTCGCGGCCGATCTTAGTTGCGATCACCGATCTGTCGTCGCCTTCTCGTGCGACGTCCACGCCTAAGACGGCAACGGTGGCGGCGTAATTCATAACGCCTACAGGGCGGTTGACTGCGGCGTCCACGTCCTCTCGCGTAATGAACTGTTTGGCAGATGTCGACGGGAAGACACCGCGCACACGAACTTTCACGAAGTCGGAGTCCTCGCCATAGTCGTCCACGTACCGCTGCAAGAGTTCCTTGTTCGTAATCTTGACCGTTCTGGAGTCGATGTTGTAGTGCAGCCAGCGGTGGCGCTGTTTATGAAAAGCGTCGAAAAAGGCGCCCTCGGGTCGCGTCGGGTTTCCGAAAATACACCAAATAATTTGCGTATCGCGGTCAGTCAGCGCGCCTTTCGTAACCTCATAGATTTTCTCGGCGATCACGGACGCTTCGTCGAATAAAACGAGGATTCTTTTGCCTTGGTTATGCAGGCCCTGGAAAGCGTCGGTATTACTTTCGTTCCAGGGAATAGCGTCGATTCTCCAGGTGTACTTATGGCCCTTTTGGAGAGAATAGATCGATTCGGCCGCGACCTCGAACCAGTCCTTGAAAATGCAGACAGAATGCCATTTATGGAGCTCGGACCACGTCTTGGTTAAAAGCTGACGGCCCGTTTCCGCAGTGATAACGCCTTTTGTATCCGGATAGGTGCATATCGCCCAGAGAATGACCCAGGCGACCAAAGCGGTCTTTCCGATTCCGTGTCCGGACGCCACGGCAATTTGGATTGCCTGGTAGCGGGTCGCACCGTTTTGCAGCCGGTCTCTAATGTCTCCGAGGATTTTCTCCTGCCAGGTATCGGGCCCGTCGTATTTCTCTAAGATCCCCTCGCCCCAGGGGAATGCGTGGCGCACGAATGCGAGCGGATCGTTACTGAACCGCACTGCGAGCTTCTGTAAGTTCAGTTCGTAATTTTGATTTGCTAATTTTTCATTGTCCATAAGACCACCGTCAATCCAAATGCGGTTATGGGGAATGGGATGGATGGAGGGAGCGAATAAAATCACCCCTCGCGCGGTCAAATTACAGATATTGCCTATCGGTCCATGATAACGCCCCTCGTCGGGGCTGAGTTGGGGGTTTCACCCCTCCGACCGCCGAATTTCGGACACCCTTCGCCTATTGATAACCCCTCGTTAATCCATCGTGGGTTATCAATTGGGGCGGCTCGATCACACCCCGTTTGCCCGGAGGTGCCGGCCGTCGGCGGGGATGCCTCATCCGACTGCCGACAGGTGGACAAATTGGTGGACAAAATAGAAATAACGTTCATAACTCACTGATTTATATAGATCACACGGCGGAGGATGCCTCCGCCATATTGCTATTTCTCGTCCTTTTCCACGGCCGCCAGGATCTGCGCTAAACGATTGGCGCGGTCACTGACATCCTGAGTAACTTCCAGCTTGTCTCTGAATTTGCCTCTAAGCCGGCATATCGTTGTGAGCGCCTGGTTCGCGCCCTTGGAGTCAAACATAAAAACCGCGTGGCCCGCTTTGTCTTTCTTCGGCTTGCCGTCGAAGTTGTAAACCTGCTGCGGCTCGGAGCATTTTTCAAGGATATCAATGGCTTTTTTGAGCTCGAAGTCCTCTTCCAACTGCATTCTTTCGTTGCGCTCGGCCTGCCGCTTCTCTATCGCGCGGGCGACCTTATCGGTCTTGAGCAATCGAGCTGCATTTGCCCAAATTACTTCGTCTTTGCTGCCTGCATATCCCGCTTTTTTGTAAGCCTCGGTCGCATTGCCGCCGTTTTTCAGATATTCGCTAACGAAGGCGGCCTGCCTGGCTGTAAGTCTTTCAATCGTTCCGAATTTGGTTCCCGGCATAATAAAACCTCCGTAATCAATGAGTTGATTATCGGGGGCTGTGTTCAAATAATGCGCACTATTTCCGAAACTGCTAAAACCGAATTTCCGCTCCTACAGCCGTTCAAATTTCGTCGGACGATAAATCCTATTAATTTTTGCCGATCGCTCTCCAGCGGTCGATTTTGACGCCTTCCCGCCCTATTCATTGATCATTGCTTTAACGAACTTCACCGGATGTTTGCCTCTTATTCTCCCGGCAAAAAAATCTCTGACCGTTCGCTTTGGTATTTCCATTTTTTTCGATATCTCGTTAAGCGAAAATCCTGCCAGTCGCAAATCAATGCACTGCAGGACTTCATTGTCTGTATATCTCGCGGCCTGATGGCTCTCTCCGACATACGCTCCCAGCGGGCCGATAAAGTCGACGCCTCCGGCCCTAAGGCCTAAAGTGCTGCGGATATTCTCTCTTAACTCTTTCAATCGCCGCTTGTAAGGTCCGCTGGCGGCCGAGTCCATGAAGTTTTTGTGCCGCTTTCGCGGCTTCAGTAAGTAATCTTTGGGCGTCATGAGGTAATACCGTATGAGGTTGATAGGTTGATTGTTTTTCGTTCATTCTTATCTCCTCGGGATGCCTCCAGCGGGTTTCCGCCGCCGGAAGCGTCTAAACCGCTAAAGCTCAAACTTCCGTAACTACTCCGTTTGAGCTATGGAAACCGACGTCAAAGGGCGTGCCGTCTAACCGCGTTGTAAAAAACAGTCTTGCGTACACCGTTGCAATCGTCTCCGGGATTCCGAAAATGCGTACACATCTCTCGCCATTCCGGTTGTACGTCACCACTGCATAGGCCTCGCAGTATCCGCTCTTGTCGTCTCCCTCCCATGTCTTGGGCGCCGATTCAGAGTAGCCGACCTGGATCGTCCAGTGATTTGCGGGATCGCACCCGAACAAGTTGTCCTCTGCGCATGTGCCGTAGACGAAAGCGTCTAGAGCGTGGAATGTCTCCATAAAATCGAGGACGTCCTTTATAGGTGGGCAGTTGTACATGCCTCCCTGATACAGATTGCTGTCCCAAACTCGCCCTGCCTTGAGTGCATAGTCGACTGCGACAGATATGACCTTTAACTTTTCTAAAACCTTTGATTCTTTCTCTAATAACATAGTAGAAACCCTTAAATTCAGGGCAAAAAGGCATTTTTTAAGCTCTTTTCCTAAACTTCCCTATACGCGTATATAAGAGAAGTTTTAGAAATAGATAGTATTTTTGCCTTTTTGCCCTATTACCCCTCTAATCCTTAATCAACAGTCTCAAAACCGACTGCTTTTATACGAATACCTTTGAAACACATAATTCCGTCAGATTTCATAGTTTCAAAACCTCTTTCCTCCATTGCGTTAAAAAACCATTTCTTTCGTTCCTGATACTGTGGGACGCTAGAGTCCCGTGCGTATTGCTTCCAGGCGTTGTAAGCCTCAGACCGCGGCCACCGCGCATCGGGCTCAATAACGCAGTGCTCTGAGAAAAAGTCCGACATCGGGTCCTGGGCCGATCTGTATGCTTTCTGCTCTTTGCGTATGGCCTCCGGCACCCGCAGGCCGCGCTGCTGAAAGCGGAGGGCGCCGGCAATACACTTGTTTAGGAAACCGGAGAGCTCGGCCTCAGACTTTTGGTCGAACAAGGGGTCCGCGCGTTCGGCGTTGAAGTTGCCCAGATGGCGCACGGGCAGCAGACGATCCCACATGCCCTCGCTTTGGTCCTCGACGATCGGCTTATGGTTGGATACGAGCACCGGCAGACAGCACGGCGTGAACGTGATCGAACTCTTAGCCCACGTTTGCCGTCCTGTCATCGGGTCACCGCCGGTCAACTGTTTGACGAGCGAGCTATTTAAGCGGCTCCCGTCGGAGGTCTCGACGAGTGTCACCAGTCGCTTGTCTTTGAGTCGTGTGATGTCCTCTCTGGCGCCGCCCGCCGAGCCGCCTTTGCCTTCGATAAAAGTCTTTTGGTCGGCTCCGACGTGATAGCCCTCTTGGCCGTTGCCCATCATCTTGATCGCCAGGTTGAGCAGCGCGGATTTACCGTTGTGGCCTAAGCCGAACATGATTAAGAACGATCTGCGCAGGCGCCCCGTCATGCCGGCGCCGAAAATGTCGTAATAGAACTCAACGATCTCCGGATCACCGTTGCATATCTCCAGCATTCGGTCGTCGATATAAGGACAAGTCGCGTCCTTGTCGTAGTTGACCGGGGAATGGAGCGTAATCATGTGCGCGGGATCCCCGGGAATAAATTCACCGGTCTTTAGGTCGATCTCGCCGTTGTTCACTCCGAAGTAGCGCAGATTTTGGTTGAGCTCGTGCGGGCTGATGAGTACGCTGTTGTCCCCGTCTGAGAAAGATTTGAAGGCCTTGAGCATGTTCTCCCATGTTTTGGGATTGCAGCATTTGGAAGCGAAGTCTTTGAGCATTACCGCGCTTTCGCTGTCGAGGCCCCTAGCCTCATCAAACAACGCCTCCACAGTCATGCGGGCGTAGCCCATGATCGCTTCGTTGGGCGTCTTCTTCCAGCGGATTCCGTTCCAGGTGTACCACTGGCCGTTAATGCAATCCCACTTCAAACCGCCCTTGTAAGTGTCCCGCATTCTTTCCGCAAGGCCGAGCTCATTGAACGCGTAGTCGGAACAAGTACTTTTCTTAAACCATCCCTGTATACTCGTCTTTGTGATTGATCCGGCGCCCAATTCTTTCAGGCGCTTTAAGGCGTAATTCGTGAAAACCTCTCTGTCTGCACGGTTAGACAGAGAGGTTTTTCTCGCTAATGTCTCGACGTCAAACTCGTCCGCGCATTTAGCCAGCGCAGCAGTGAATTCCGCTTTGGCCGCGATTCGCATCTGCTTTTCTCTGCTCGCTTTGGCCTCTTCAGCTTTGGCGATTACGGTCGGCATGCGGATCAGCTCTTCCTTGCATTTGCCGATTTCAACAAATGACGCCCATTTTTCCGCGAGTGCCTTGGATCCTTTGTCCGGATAATTTGCCGACTTGCTGCTCCATTCGTCCCAGAGTCGGAATGCTTCGTCCGAGCCGTCGTACTCCAGGTGCAGCGCCATACCGACCTCAAGCCAGTCCTTGTATGCGTCTGCGTCAATATGGCTGATGATCTTCCTGGCTTCCGCGAGCGGGATGTTTCTGCATTTCATACACTCTACATCGAAGGCCGTGAGCGGTCCTGCGTTAGCGGACACCGAGCGGCCGGCGCCGCCTCTTTCCTTTAACTTCCAGTTGTGCTTGACAGCGTAGTCGTTGACAATGCCAACAAGCGACTGTGCCTCCTCCATTGTGACGAGTGCGAGGGATTCGGCCGAATGATCGAACGGAGTCTCCTGGTTGATCCATGAGTACGGCTTTCCGGTAATTTTATGGATACCGAGCGCGACAAACTGCTGTCCGTTGGCCAGGATCTCCAACTGTTGATCCTGCCCTTGAGCGTCTACGAATTTGTGCGAGGAGATTTTGGAGAAACTTTGATCTGTCCGGACTACGAACAATGTCCGGGGAAATCTGCCGACACGGGATAAGAACGGGCGGCCGCCGCACAACTCGGTGATTTTGTCGTGCAGCAGTTTGAGCAGGTCTTTATCAGTGATATCGCAGTCAATGCCGATCACCTTATGCTCGCCCTGTCCGGTGAGCAGTCCTATGCCGCACCCGGCATGGATCTCAGCGTCGTCCGGCTTGAATCGGTAGGATGTCCATCCTTTCTCAAGGTCCGGGAACTTCTCTCCCGGCTTAATCGGTATCGGCAGATAGCCGTTGTCGACAAGGCGCTGTGCGCCCTGATCGAAAGTGATAACTTTCTCTTGGGTCATGAAACCACCTTTTCTTCTTCGTCTAACTGAGACTCGATCAAAAACGCCAGCGCTTCGTCCAAATGCTTCTTGGCGGTAATAACGTTTAATGCGAGGTCTCTTATATCGATTAAGCCGCCGTCACCTCTGACAGCGGCCGCGGTCTTTGTTTTTTCCAAACTCTGCTCGGCTAATTCCAAGGCGTTCAGAGCACTGGTTATCTTTGCCGAGCGTTCCTTTACAATTTCAAAAAAGCTTCTTTCTGAGGTCATAATGTCTCTTCCTGGTTCATACATTTGTCCGCATTGCGGCGTTACGGTTGTCTTTAATCCCCGTCCAATTCTCAGAAGCGCAAAAGCTCCTTATGACGCCTCCCGTGAGTTCTATCAATTCGGTTCTGTGTCGCTGAAACCCGTGGGTGTATTCGACCTGGGTGAGTTCTGCGCGAAAAATGAATTGATAATTTCCTCTTGTGTTAACTGCGGCCGTCCCACCCTCTGGGAATACGAAAAACTTGTTTGGCCGGTATCGAGTGGAATTAAGGCGTATGAAAAAATGCCGGAGAAAGCAAAACGAGTTTTCAATGAAGCTCAAAGTCTTATGCAACTGTCGCCTAGGTCCTGCTGCGCCCTTCTCAGGTTGTGCGTGGAGGAGATAGTCAATTATGTTGGTGCTGAACAGGGGCTCAAAAATTTTGACCCTGATTGGATACTTGTTCGCCGCATTGAGGCGCTGGCAATCCCGGAGGCGTTGACTCAGCAGCTTACCGCCTGCCGTGTGATTGGTAATGACGCGGCGCATCCAGGCGTGATTGATTTTTCCGGAGAGGACAGCGATAAAGTCGCTGCGCTTTTGTCGCACGCGGTCAATAATCTTTGCGCCTGTCTTATCGGACCTTTTGATCTCAAGAAATTGGCCGACGAAGTTGAGGCCGAGAGGAAAGCCCGCAAAAACAAAAGTTGAAGTCATTTTGCTTTCTCTTTTCTGGTTTCTTCCGTACAAAGCTGCGCGACAAGTTCACGGAGCTTGTCGACGATCTTGTAGCTGACTTCTGTGTAGCGTTTTGATTTGATCTTGCTGACGGTACCTTGAGCGATACCGAGCAGTGCGGCGATCTGATGCTGTTTGAGTCCGGCTTTTTCAAGTTTGAAAACTGCGGCGTCCGGTGAGAGTAATGAAGCGGCCATGGTTCATTCCGTTAATTTCAATATAGATTAAATTGTAATTCTTATATGAATAGGTCGGCAAATTAAGGAGTGTTAAAATATTCACATGGGAATAATTGAATAACGAGAAGAAGATGAAATCCAGCCTTGCCAAGAATTTAGAAACCCTCATGCAGAAAAGACAGATAAGCCAAACTAGGCTGTCTAAAATTTCCGGTGTTTCTCAGTCTTATATCTTCAAGATTCTCAACGATCAGATAAAGAAACCGAGCCTGGATACCCTTGAAAAACTTGCTACTGCGCTGGATTCAACCGTTGCCCAGCTCAATCATTCTTTGGAACTGCCGAAAGAAGCGGACCCTGTTGTCGGCCTGAGGAAAGTACCGCTCATTAGTTGGGTACAGGCGGGGCTCCCCACTCCGGTCGCTTCTCTTGACGATATGGATAAGTGGTATATCTGCCCTGTCCGAATCAGTAAGAACGGTTTCGCCCTAAAGGTACGCGGCGAATCTATGGAGCCGATGTTTTTTGAAGGCGACATTGTCTTTATTGATCCGGAAGTCCCTGCCGAATCCGGCCGCATTGTGGCAGCAGTTGACGACGGCGCAGCAGATCCGGAAGCGACTCTCAAGAAACTTGTAAAGGACGGCTCGGATTACTATCTAAAGGCTCTTAATCCGGACTGGCCGGGCCCTAAATTCCAGCCACTCACCCAGAGTATGCGGATCGCAGGCGTTGCCGTCGGTAAGTACGTAGAACTTTAGGGTTGAAGAATGAAAGCGCTGATTGTGCAAATAATCTTTGTTCTTTGCGAACTAGCGGTGACAGTGCCTTATATGCTTTACGTCGACAAGCTACGCAAGGAGCATGAGAAATGGCGGCAACGACTATTCGCGGATGCCCATAAAGCTGAAGATGAAGGTAGAAAACAGGAAGCAAAACAACTTAGAGAAACCGCAATTCGAGCACTCGCGGATGATTTCGGGCTTCCTTGGTACGCCAGGGGAATCATTCCTTTATTCGTATTGTTTATTTTAGGGTTCATTGTCTTTGAAGCCTTTTCCTACATAGGTTTAGGTTCTTATATATGGTTTGATAGCGAATACGAATATTGCGAATATCACCGCTGCTGACATTTATCCGCCTTCGGGCGGTTTTTCTTCGCCTCTTTGAATTCCTATAAGAATTATTTATTCTGTTAGGGT